CATCACCGCCATCAAAGAAGCCTTGGCACAGCCAGAGCAGGAGCCGGTGGCAACCTCGGCAGCAAATCACGTTGCTGGAGAAATTGGGTTCTGCAAATTTCATATCGCCGTACCTAATGGCACAAAGCTTTACACCACCCCACAACAGCGCCCGTGGGTAGGGCTGACGGAAGATGAGCGTAGTGAACTTGTGACGTTGCACCACAAATGGAATGAATATGGTCAAGCCATTGAAGCCAAACTCAAGGAGAAGAACACATGAACAAACGAGACAACGAGCTTTGGGAACAATCCTTGTACGATGGTGACAGAACAGATTCAACACTGTCTCATTTTACCGACCTCATCCGCGCCGACGAGCGTGAGGCAATAGCACAAATGTTTGAAGGAGCGCCCGCATTAATACCGTTTGCACAGAATGACAAAGGCGGTTGCATGATATGTGGTTTTACGCCGAAACTGGCAGCGGAATCAATCAGAGAAAGGGGGAACACATGAGCACTATTACTGTCCACGTAATTGCAATTACGTCTGTTGTCATTAACGGTATTTTATTTAATATGTGGCTATTCAAATGACCGATTACCTAGCCGGGGGCGCGGAGTTCCTGTACCCACACGCTGGCGACCAGCCCGCCCCAGAAAATGTAAAGCTGCTGCTGCTTACCCGTGGCGGCATTTGCACCACCGGCCTATGGCACCGCGACTGGTGCTTGGGCTGGCTACCGCTACCAAAACGAAACATGAAGAAGGAGGATCAGAAGTGAACGACATACCGAACTTTGCCGCTTGGAGCAATGAGAACCTGGCTAACTTTGCCAAGGATTCCTACCTTCGTATGCAGCAACAGCAGGACGCCATCATGCAGCTTCGGGGTGATCTCAAAGACGCTATGGTCGAGTTACGCAAGCATACTGGCAACGGACTGAACATGGGAAACCCGGTTGCCCCAACCCTTACCAAAGGTGGGCCAAGTCGGTAGCGACTCAAGAAACTGAAGCCGCTTGTCGTTGTAGTGGGCAATGATCTCCAGTGGACTGAATGCGTCTACAGCAGCCAAAGTCTGTTTGCCGATAGAACCATCTGCTGGGACTCCTGCGACCTCTTGCAGCCACTTTGCAGCCCTTCCAGGCCCACTGTTGATAGCAGCATCGAACACAGCGTAGTCCAGCCCCTTTGGCAGTTGGTCGCCAGACACCTTGTCCCAATACTTGCGCTTATACAGAGGGGCTACCATATCGGGTGTCAGGGCGCGCATATTAGCCTCGGACACCGGGTGGCCTACAAACTCCTCCCAGACAGCCTTGGTGCAGCCTAGATTGGTCATGCCACCTGGGTCAGACTTGTGGTTTACAAAGCCCCCCTCGGATGCCAGCACACGAGCTAAACAATCTTCAAAGTTCGATTTCATTTCAGCGCCTTTTGCAATGCGGTGGTTTTGTCTTGGCTGGACTTGCTGGAACCAAAGTAATAAGACAAAACCTGCTGGGCGGCAGCGGTAGCATAGCCAAGGGCAAAGATCACCAGTTGCTGCTGGGCGGTGTCAATCACTTTGAATAGCAGGATGCCAATGAACACAAAGGTTAGGCTAACGGTGCCCAGCGCGAGGATTGGCACCACCATCTGGGCTAAGTGGCTTCCACCAGCGGCTGCCACTGCTGATTCACGTTGACGGGCGCTATCTCGATCTGCACTCTCAGCCTGAAACTGGCGTAAGTCTATTTCAGCCAGTTTGGTCGCCGCATCTGGGTCTCCTGCAATAGCTTTGGCGACCGCAGCCACGTCATCAGCCACGCCAAACTTACTAGCAAGGGCGGTAATAGCGAGGCCACCAAGAGGCCCGCCAACAGCAGTTGCAACAGCAGGAGCAAGTCCCCTAAGAATTCCGAGTAGTTCATCCATATCATCTCCGCATGAAATCCACATATTCCATCGTGCCCCAGGCCACCAAGGTCACCAGACCAGCGGCGGCCACCATCATCAACACCATTTCAATAGTGTCTGCGATTTCTTTCCTGCGTTTGTCGGCTATCTTTTCAGCCTCTATCTCGTCTGCCTTGTTCTGTGCCACGATGCGATTGCGCTCCCGCAGGAAGTCCATCCACAAGTTTGTCTTACCCCGGCGCATGAAGGAAATCTTGATCTCCTCCTCAATCTGCTGCATCTCCTCGGCAAGCTGGATAAATTGCATGGCTTGCGAGTTGACTGACTGAAAAGCCTTCTTACTCGGATTGGCCTTCTCCTTCATTACCGCATCTTTGGCATCAAAGAATTGGTGGAACAGTTCCGAGGCATCTTTGCCAAGGGCAATTGCCTGCTTCACGCCCGCTATGGTCGCTCGGGCCGTAGCAATAAGCGTGATGGGATCAATCATTTGTCTTGCTTCAGGTCGAGCTTGTCAAAGATTTTGCCCAGCATGGTCTTGATCTCGGTCATGTCCTGTCGGTAGTCATCACGCCCCACGTAAGTCTTTGGTAAGTCTTCACGGAGCTTGGACAGATCAGACTTCAGTTCCTTGACTGCTGACCACAGTTCCCGTGCGAACCAACCAATGACGGCCATTGCGACACTGAGGCCGACATTGAGAAGTTGCTGAATGTCCATAGTGTCACTTTACTAATGCGTTTCGGTTTTGAGACTCAGAAGCAAGGGCATTGGTAGGTAAATTACCTGCCTTAGCACCAAGCAATGCAGCCATTTTAGCTGGATCATTACCACTTAATTGAGCAGCTAATTGCTTTGCCATATCAGGTCGTTTAGAAAGCAAAACTGCCAGCGTATTTTGACCAGCTTTAGAGTACAGCAAGGGTGATGCAGCAAGCGCAGCAAGTGCTGTAGATGCTCCTTGAAATCCTGCGGCACCTGCTCCACCAGACGCAACAAGTGCTGCAACCAAGGCGCGATACGGAGTTCCAGAATCAGGAACCTTACTTCCAAGGGCAGTTTTTGCATTCTCAGATAGGTCTTGCATCAATGCTTCACCTTTGGCAAACTGACCTTTGTCTTTGCTTCGATCCATTGCCTTGACAGCACTTTGCAACTGAGCAGGTGAGAAAATTCCTTCTTCTGCGCCAAGACCAGAGGCGGCGCGTTCAACTCGTTTAAAGTTGGCATAACCAGTATCAATCGCTTTCAATTCTTTTGAGAATTCAGGATTGCTTCTAGTAACCAATTGACGCACCTGATCTTGCGCTTCTTTCAAAGCATCACCAATCAATCGTTGGTCTGCATCCGTTGATACACCAAGCCGACTAATTGTTTCTCGCAAATCACTTTGAACTTGCTTTAATGTTTGACCTGTAACAGCGCCTTGTCCTTGAAATTTATTCAGGACATTGTTATCCAACCATTTATTAAAAAAGTCTTTTGACGCTTGATTAATTGCACCGCCATCAACCATGCTTTTCAAATTAGAAATTTCAGTTTGAAATGGTGCGTCCTGCACAATCGTCATTTTTGGCAATAGTTTTCCATAAGCATCATCTAATTTGTCTGATGCAAACTGCACAGCTTCTCGGCCAACAACGCCTTCTGGCAACTTTTCACCGATTGGTGTAAGCGCACGATTAAACGCAGCCGTATTAACTTGCTGTGCCGTCCTGGCTTGTGCGTTTTTAATAAAGTCGCCAAGCACGGGAACGCTGGTCAGAGCTTCTTCTCCGCGCTTGTAAGCGCCTCCCAAAATTTGGCCGGGCGTAGGAACAACACCTTCTTTCATTAGGGCTTGAATTTGTGGAGAAATGGTAGGACTAATAACGGCTGCGGCTGGCTTAATCAACGCATTGATTGGGTTAGTAAGCTGAGATGCTTGTGCAAGTGCATTGCCTGTTTTCCCCAAATTAGCTGCTTTGGCACCAGCACCAGCACCACCCAACAACATTGACACATCCCCAGCCACCCGAAATGGATCTTGCTCCATTGTTCTGGCAAAACCTTGGCCTGTTCCATAAGTTGTTGCGTAATCTCGACCAACAACTCCAGCAACATTTTGCGCTCGTTGCAAAGATGCTGGATCTCCAAGTGGGTTGTACGGTGACTGTTCAAGCGCAGTCAGGCCGCGCTGCACCGGCGCAGGCATAACGTTATAAAAACCACCAGCGGCAACGTCTGCCAATGCCTGACCTGTTTCCAAAGGATGTGCAACTGCTTGAGAAATGCCGCCAATAGTGTTTTTGTACAAACTACTTGGAGCATTCATCAGCATTTTTATAGGATCAAATCCTTTTGATTGTGCACTTTCCTCGGCTTTGGCTTGCTGATATGCTTTCGCAACCGTATCAAAATCAGCGGTGCCTTTTTTTTGACTGTTGTCAACAATCCATTTGGCGTATTCGTCAGCAGTAGCCATATTATTGAACTCCAAGAATCTTGTCGGCTGCGGCTCTATCATCACTCACAGCAGCAGGATTAACCGTTGGTGCAGGTGGAACTAATTTTGCTGCTTTTCCAGCAGCAGTTTTTGCAGCCGCAATTACGTTTTCCAAACGTGCTTTTTTATCTTTTACTTGTGTTGGCCCATCACCAACTGAAGGAAAATAAGAATTGCGATAACCTTCAAGCTGTTCTTTTGTATATGCCGCGCCAGTTCCAAGAGTCAATGCTGCGTCAAGCATATCCAACTGTGCAGACTCAACACGTTGCCGCGCCTCCGGAGTCAATGTATTAGCCAAAGGTGTTGACAGTTTAGCCAATGCTGATGTCAGTACACCCGGCTTTGCTGCATTGGGATCATCTACCAAAGCCTGAGTTAATTGACTTTGAGAGAATTGCAGGCGCTGCATCAATGTTGCAGCCTTTCGTTCTCCTTCAGTAACACCACCAGCAGACTTTCCTACAAACGGAACCATTGGGCGGCCACCATCAGTTACACCTACAGATCCGCGACCAGCGCCAGCAGGGGCTGCTGCGCTACCAGCAACCATCAAAGGCGTTACCGTATTGGTTCGCGTGTTAGCAGCAAAATAATTGCCAGATTCATCTTGAATTAATGTATGTCCTGGATTATCTTTTTCCCATTTAAATTTTTGCTTTTGAAATGCTGAATTACCTTCACCAGTAGTGGCAACACGTTCGCTAGTAGCTGCGTTACGTTCACCCGTAGCAGCAACTCGTGCGGCATTCTCGGCAGCAAGTCCCTCAGTAAGTGTTTGGCCTGCTTTCATTTCAGAAGCTATAAATGCGGGGTCAAACGCAGCAGGATAATCTGTTACTGCATCTGGTACAAGATGTCCCAATGATTGCTTTGCCATATCGTAAGTAGCTTGATCTTTTACACCACGTAAAATACTTCCAGCAACTTGGGCAATTTTTAGTTTATTACCTAGTAAACCTGTGGCAGTTCTTGATTTAATTTCTCCACCAGTAAGTTCAAGATTTGCTGTTTCACCTCTTAGTTTTGCAGCTTCTGCTTGAGACTTCAAAAAATCTTGGTATTCTTTGATTTTTCCCGCGCCCATGTACGCTTGACGAATAGCACCCTCATCACCACCAGCCGATTGAACGCCACGTAAAAAGTTGGTGTTTACCTCGTCAGCACGTTGAGCCGCACCAAGTTGGTACTGCGCCAGTGCATTTTGGGTCTGTCCAGCTTGCAACTGTTGCATCTTGCCGTATTGGGCAAACGGATCAGGAGGTGGGGCAAACTGTATGCCTTGAGCTAGTTGGTCAGCAAGTGCCATGATTAAGCCCTTCCAGATTGAGTAAATTGAGCATAAGGGTCGCTCGGGCTAAAGTACGATGGGTTTGTATATGCCGAAGGATTAATGGCCGTTTTCTGGTTTTGAGCTAACCAGTTGGCAAAGTTTGACTGGTTTGCATAGGCGCTTGCACCAGTAGACAAAGCATTTCCAATCGTGGTCGCACCACCCAATGCAGCACCAGCAGCAACATTGCCAGCATTCGTAATAGTCCCAGCGGCATTAGCACCATAATTTCCTGCTGCGGTTGATTGCTGATTTGCCGCAGATAAACCAGATGTCATTAATCCACCTAACGGTTGAAGCTGATTTGCTCGATTGGTTTGATAACGGTCAAACGCACTTTGGTATTCTTGCGATGCAGATTTTTGAGCATAGTCTTGAATGCCCTTCATCGTACTACCAGAAACAGCACCACCCCTAGCAGCCGCAGCACCCCTTATTTGCTTCAATCCTTCGCTTACTCGAAACGCATAACCGGGGTCGGCTGTGTAGTCAGCCATGCTAAAGTCTTTAGCGTATTTGCCATAGTCGGGCGCACTTGTATCGCCACCTAAGCCAAGCACAGATAGCATTTTGTTCTGTGCCGTCAGTCCAGCAGTTCGATAGGGGTCATTAAGCGCCGTTTGCTGGTTATAAATGTCTTTCTGCAAAGCCAAAGCATTTGCCGAAGATTCCGCAGAAAGTCCAGCGGCTTTGTTGGCGCCATAGGCACCAATAAGTCCACCGGCAACCGAGCCTGCTGCGGCCATAGCGCCAGGATTTGCGGCTAAATATGAACCAGCTTTACCAAGTGCGGCAGCAGCACCAGAGCCCAACTCGGCAACTGACGTTCCTAAAGTAGATGCGAAGTTTGCAAGACTGCCTGATGTTTGTGCAGTTTGAGCAGCCGTACTTAGCGCAGCAGCCCCCTCGGCAGTACCACCCACTGCTGCCGCATCCGCAGCCGCAGCAGCCGAAGCAGCTTCACCTGTAAGACCCAAGTAAGGTGCGCCAAAGTAAACAGCAGCAGCAATTGCGGCAGCTTTACCTAGATCGCTGTGAAGAACATCGGTAACGGCATTGCCAACACCGGATACGACATTAGAAACGTCTTCTCCTGCGCTTTTAAGCCAGGCTTCAGGGTCGTTAAAAAATCCCATGATATTTACTCCAGTAACAGGCAGCTATTAGGTGCCGTTTATATGTCTATTATCCCACTACCCAAGCTGCAC